GACGGTGCAGCTGCGGTGCGCCGGAGATGCCGATCACCCGCACCGTCTGGGCGTTGTCGTTCACCTTGACCGTTTCGTTGCGCATGACCTGCTGCGTCGCTGACGATGCCCAGTTCAGCAGCAGCTGACGTTCCGTGTCGCCACCGTCGATCAGCATCTGCCGCAGCTCGGTCAACGTGCCGGCGTGCTCCAACCCATCCGGCAGAATGTACTCACCGGCTGACGTGGCGTTGGATATGCTGACGCGTATCTCACCCTCTGGCGTTACCCTGAACCGCAGCGTCAAATCGGCCAGTTTGCACGCCAACCCGCACCGACCCGTTTCGTCGCAGGTCACCCGCAGCGGCACGTCAGCGCGCTTGTCGAGCAGCGGCCGCAGCTTGGTGTCAAGCGACCGGCGAACAAGGTCGACGTTCTCTGATGTCACGCCGGCGATCACCGTCGGCAGCAGCGGCTGCACGTCGGTGTACTGATCGATCGTCGCGACCAGGTTGCCCACGTCGGTCAGCAGCGACCTGTCGGCCAACACGTCGAGTGAACAGTCCTTGACAATGACCAACGGGTCGCCGCTTGGCACTGGCCACCGGTCAGGCGTGAACACACCGCCGTTGTGCGGCGTGGCGTAAACCACCAAGTTGCCGTCGTTGTCCACCATCAGCATTGCCTCGTTGCGTGGTCCGGCGTACACCACCGCGCGGCACCTGGTCATCATCCACCCCGCGCTGATGAACGCCTTCTCAAGTTGTCCGTTGTCGTCGAACATGTTCCCCGCCTCCTCGCGTAGTCTATCCTTTAGTTTACTTTGTCGGCGACAACTACGTGTATTTTGCGATACATTTTAACCAAGCTTGCACCGTGCGTTCATGCTTACCCATCAACTCAAGCTCAGCGCACCGTTGCCGGATAGCAGGTGTCAAGACGTGCATTATCCTTCGTTGTAATTTGTCGAAACCGCTTGGTATGCTGCACCAATCGCCGCGCACACGAACGTACAGGCGCATATCGTCGTTTACCATTGTCGCGTCACCCAACACGGCGGCGTATGCCCCTTGACACACGGCACGCGTCGAGTCGTCCAGGGCAAACGCGTCATCGTTCTTGACGTACGCCAACCGTGCAGCGGTGTTGATCAACCAGACCGCATCCTCGTCTGTGACGCCATGGACAATGTTGCCGTCGGCGGTCATGGCAAAGAACGAATCCCTGGCGTTGATGAAGAAGTTGCTAAAGCAGCGCACGAGTTTGTTTTTCACCATCAACTCTGCCGGGGTGCTCAACGGTTGCCCAAGAAGCCTTGTCAGCTGGTCCCACCTGGCAGCGCACCACTGCACGTCGCCGGCGCTTGCCGCCCCGTAAAGCCCCGCAAGTAAATCCACACGCTTGTCGTTGGTGATCGCGTGAAGAATGTGCGCCAACGTGACCTCGCGTCCGGCAAACGTGCCGCAGACGGTGTCAACCCACAGCTTGACGTTGCAGGTAACTGCTCGTGAACCACCTGCGTGCCAAATCACCTCAAGCTGCACGCCAATTCTGTGTCCATGCACACGAAAACGGACCGCGTGCTTGTCGCCAACCACTCGCGCGCGACGAAGCCTCCACGGTTTTGCTTTAGTAATCCATACCGGTGCACGGTTGTGTTTAACCACATCCACCCACTCGATCATTACGCAGTTGTTCTCAGCGATCTCCAGCATTGCCCTACTCATGCGTGCACCTCCTTTTTATTATTATACCATAATTGCAAAATAAAAAGAGCCCCATTTTTTAGGGCTCTTTGTCATCATTTCCACCTGCCGAACGCCATGTACCGCGTCTTGCGGTCCACGCGCACGCCCACGTCGTTGAAGACCATCATCATGCACTGCGTGGCTGTCTTGGACGCCGGGTCAACCTGTGCAGTGGCCAGCGTCGTTTCCTCGATGCCGGGGAACACCATGTAGTTGGTGTCGATGAACGGCAGGGAGAACAGTGCTTTACCGTTGATCAACGTGGTGCCGTACTGCAGCAGCTCACCGCTGGCGAACTTGATGTACCCAACACCTGTAGCAGCACATGTTTCAATTGCCCTTGTAACTGCTTTTTGCAGTGCATCAATGTTGATCATTTCCTGCGTGGTCGGCTCGTCGTATGCCTTGATGAGCTTGACTGCCGTTGACCCTGTTGGCAGGTACGGTACACGGAACACCGTGCTGCGGTCGCCGGCCGAGTAGAACTCAACCGGGTTGTTTTCCTGTTTTTTGCTCTGCCAAGTCACGTCGTCCAACAGACGCGTCCGGTTCTTGGCGTGGTTCCACAGCTTGCCATACACCACGCGTGAGTACAGTCCGCCGTCGGCGAGGATGAACCCGTTCGGGATGGTGGTGCCGAGCCAGTCGACAATCGAGCCCACCGGCAGGCTGAGCACTTTCAGTGCGCCGTCCGGGCCAATCAAGTCTGTCTCGATGTCATCCTCGATTACCCGTGCCCAAATTGTGCCGTCGGTAGGGTTGGCTGGTTCATTGGCGCTGACGATGATCCCCTGACCCTCCAGGTTCAGGCTCTTCAAGTCAAGCCCAGTGAGCTCGCCGGCCTCGTTCACCGTCAGGACCTTCTCGTTGTTGACGTTCAGCGAGCCGTTGACGTTCACCACCACCGGCTCTGTGTGCGTACCGGTGACGGTCAACGCGTGCTTGGACATCTGCTTGTCGCCAACCACCAGCAGAGCTTTGTTGCGCCCAGCCTCAAGTTTAACGCTGCTCTTCTCCGACTCCACGGTGAACGACGCGTCGTCGTTGTGGCTGCTGACGATCTGGTTCGACAGGTCGTTGCGCAGGTACCGCTCAGCCGGCACACCGCCGAGCATGAGCGCTGATTCGATTGAACCCACGATTACGTGGTTGTGCTCCTTGTTGGCCTTCGTTTGCACCAACTCATAAAGCGACTGCAGCGAGAGTTCACTGATGTTCTCGGCCACGTTGATCACCTTCACTTTCGATTACCGTACGCTCTTGTAATAAACGCTGCAGCCGCAGCGGTGTACACGGTTATTGTCGCTTGGTACAATTAAATGAATACCAAACGACTTACGGGGAGGTGTGCTCATGAACAACCGTCGACGTCAACGAACACGTGGCCATGGTCCAAAGTTCACTGACCGTGAGCTGTGGGCACTTGACACAACGCTGGCAAGGGTGATTGCCGCCGGACTGCGGCAGTTCATTGCCATGGAGCGCTGGAGCTACGCAACCGAAACACCGGAGAAGTGGGAAGACGTGCTACACGAGCTGCTGTGGGTCTTCACCGAAATTGCGCACGACTACCCAAGCGACCCACACACAATATGGTTCGACAAAGAGTACACCAGGTTGTCTGCTGACCCCAGTTGGCAAATGTTCGAAACCGAGGAGCTGCCGGACGGGTCACACCAGGTGACCAAGTGGCACTTCCCGCCAATGCCGGCCGAGGTGACCGCCGCGCAGAATGCTTACCAGAAGCGCATCAAGGCAGGCATCAAGCTGTTTGCTGAGCATTTTCAAGCACTTGGTGATTAGTATTCACTCAGAAGAGGTGAGAACATGAACAGACTGAACCGCAACACAACAAAACACATGATTGTTGAGGACCTTGAGTACCTTGGCGTCCAGGTAAACGAAGACGACATCTACGACGACGGTGTGCACGTCACCGATCAAACGCTGCATTGCGACACATGCAACGCCATGCACATTGACCCGTACAAAATGGTGGCGGACTTGATGGAGCCGCTGCCGGTGAGCGATGCGGCCAAACGTGAGCTGCCAACGTTCGCCGACGACATCGAAATCCACGGGGTCATCAACGACTCCAACGACATGGACTGCGACTGCGGTGCATTATTCAATGGACTTGACTGGCTGCAGCAGCAGGGGATGATCAATGACGACGAGTATGACATGCTGGAGAAGAAAGTCGTGAACGTCGTGGCTGACAAGATGGTGTATGAGGTCGAGTTCTTCTTCCAGAAGCTCGGTGTCAAGTACATGCTGTGGCTTGATGATGATGAATAACGTATAAAAAGCGCTGCGTATGCAGCGCTTTTTTAGTACCGAATCTGCGGAATGAGCGTGATGGCAGGCGGTTGAACCGTTGTTGAAGCACCATAAATCGTGTTTGACTTTTTTAATGAAAACTCTGCCATTGAATTTATAAATCTATCGTTTGTTATTGTACCCGCTGTCCAATTTATCATCATTGCTTGACGATTTGCAGTGTTATAAAAGCAAATATAACTACCGTTAAACACCCCTAATGCTCCAAGATTATCCTTTGTATCATACACACCTGGTTGATAACTAATAGGAACTTGTAAATTACCTGTTGCGTTCGGTAACCCAGCCTCCAGACTGCCCACGCTGTCACTACCTTGCAGTACACGTGCGGTGAAGTTTGGCAGCGTCAACGCATCGTCGGCCTCTGCGTACTTGTACAGTGCTGCCCCGTCGCCAAGCAGCTCCGAGTGCTCGTGTACGAAGCTCACCAACCGCGGCACAGCCGTGGACGCGTACTCCACCGTGGCGCCGTTGGCCTTGATGAACCCGTCCCGCAGCACCACGTCGTACAGCACATGACCAACCATGTCCGCCCACTGGTTCACAACGTCCGCCGCGTAGCGGATCTGCGGGATCAGCTTCACCGCAGGCGGTTGAACAGTGTCAGACGCGCCGTACATTGGACTTGCATTTGAAGCATTGAAATCAATTACTTGAGCAGCACTCGCTGTATTCGAATTTGTAAATTGAATTTCACCAAGATTTGTCCCACTACGTGATGTTTTTTCAACGGCACCAGTTGCTGTATACAATAAATCCGCATTAACAGTAACATGTCTCAACTCAAATGTTCCTGTTATATTCGGCAAGCCTGCCTGCTTTTCAACAACATTAGCCCCGCCCTGCACACACAGGTCCATCAAATTTGGTAGTGTGAGCACGTCCGTGACGTCGTCGTACTTGAACAGCACATTGTTTGCCGCGTCGTCGGTCACCAGCTCATGGTCAACGGCGAACGCCAACAGCAACGGGTACTCAGCGCCAAGTACGGTGGTACCGTCCAGCTTCAGGTGGTTGGCAAGTAGCGTGTACTGCCAGGTGATCACACCCACCTCACCCATGTTGATGCCGGTGGGCTGCTGCAGCGTGCCGAGGTCGTCCTTAGTGGCCAGGTAAACCTTGTTGCCCATGGTTCAGTCCTCCCACGTGATGGCGTCCAACTTCTTCTTGGACTTGGCGGCGTTGACCCGCTTCTTCAACTCGTTGTACTTGTCGTGCAGTGCACCATTGCGCTGCGCTGCCGCGGTGTTGATGGCCGCGAAGTCAGCGATGGTCAACGTCACCTGCTTGTTTTCCGCCGTGGTCCAAGTGACGTCGCCAACGCCGGCGTCCTCCAACGCTTGACGTGTGGCACGCATGCGTTCCCTGGACTTGTCGTCAAAGTCAAGCAGACTGCCGTTGTACTCAAGCGGCTCAATTTCAAGTTGATCACGCTTGACCTTGAACTCGTTGAGTTTCTGCACTTTCAACTCATCCAACGTCGGCTCAGGCGCAGCCTCAGGCTGCGGAATGACCACGTACGACCATGTACCGTTGGCGAACACCCGGTCGTGGTTAACCTTGGCCACCGGCGGCTCGACGGCAGTGTACCCGGCGGGGATGTTCCAGTTGCGCGTCACCGGCGCGCGGTCCGTGTCGTCCAGCACCAGCGAACGCGTAAACTTACCCGTGGCGTCGTAGCCGTAGACTGTCTTTGTTTCCATTGTCTTCACTCCTATCAGTACCTAATTTGTGGAATCAATGTGATGGCAGGTGGCTGCACAGTAGACGATGCGCCGTAGATTAAACTACATCGTGATGCATCAAAATCGCTATACCCAAACAGTACACGCGTATTGTCAGAATTTGTTGACATACCGCGATTACGTAAATAACTATAATTTGGTGAATAACACCTAATCGCACCAGTTCCACGCATATACATATCTGTTGTTTTATCATAAACACATTGTCCTGGTTCATGCTGACCGACATAATACACATCGTTTACTCCTGTAATATTTGGCAACCCGGCCTCAACACTGACAACAGCGTTTCCACCCTGCATAACTTGACCGATATAGTTTGGCAATGTCATAACATCCGACGTCACGTTGTACATGTACAGCGCCGTGTTCGCCGCGTACGCGTCCTCGTCCGCCGCCAGCAGCTCAGGGTGATTCAGCACAAACTCAACCAACCGTGGGTAGTCTTGACTGGCGCTGTTCACAGTAGCACCGTTGGCTTTTACGTACCCATCCCTGAGCACGCAGTCAAAGACCACACGGCCAACTGGCGTGCCGTCCGCGTCACTGTTGTAGACTTGTGTTGCACCTGACCCACTTTGCTCAGCGACAGCAAACCGTGCCGCCAGGTCAATCCGTGTTTGGTTCAGGTCGTCCTTTGTGGCAACGTAAACCTTGCCCATTTACATCACCTCATCAGTATCGAATTTGTGGAATCAACGTAATTGCCGGCGGCTGCACAGTGGATGATGAACCATAGATAGCATTTGATGAACTTGCATTAAAATTTGGTCCTTCAAGTACAACGCCATTTGAATATGACCCCAATGATATAGTTTTGTTATATCCTATTGTTGTCACTGATGTACTAAATGCACCATGAGTTAACGTTCCTGTTTTATTTTGTTCGTTCAGTTTACCACCAACAGCTGTAAAATTGTTTTTATCGCCAGTAGTGCAAAATGACCCCCAAACTGTACCAGTAATGTTTGGCAACCCAGCTTTTACACTACTTACACTTTCACCACATTGTAGCACACGGTTCATGTAGTTTGGCAATGTCAACGTGTCTTCTTCCTCTACGTACACATATAACCCTAAATTTGCTGTCTGTGCCTCAGTATCATCTGCCAACAGTTCAGGATGTTCGCGCACAAACGTAACTAACCGCGGATAGTCAACCGTAGCGTTGGCCAACGTGGCGCCGTTGGCCTTCACGTACCCAGGCCGCAGCACGCTGTCAAGCACCACACGCCCAACTGGTGTACCGTCGTCTGCGCTGGCACTGCTCGCGCCGAGGCTGGCGGCGAACGCGGCCAGCGCTGCGGTTACGTCGTCCTTGGTGGCGATGTAAACTTTAGTCACGTTCATCACCTCATCAGTACCGAATTTGTGGAATCAATCCAGCTGCGTGTGGCTGCACAGTGGTTGAAGCACCGTAAATCGAATTTGATTTGCTTGCGTCAATGTAGATGTTACCAACTGTTAAGTAGTGATTTTGCCAATAATACATGTTTCCATTTGCCATTGCCGTTAAATTTTCCGACGCATTGCTGATGACTTTTACGGCGCCTTTTTGCTTTGTCGTGGCGTTTGTTTGCATGAAAAACCTTGTCTCAACATTCGTGTCACCCGTGATGTTTGGTAACCCAGCCTGCACCTCACTCACCGCGTCTGCACCCTGCATCACCAACCCAGTGTAATCCGGTAGCGTCAACTCGTCGTCAGTCTCGTTGTACAGGTACAGCACCTTGTTAGCCTCCCACGCGGCGATGTTGACCGCCAACGTACGGTCAGGGTTTGCTTGCACGAAGGCAACAAGACGCGGGTAATTGACCGACGCGTGTGGTACCGTTGCCCCGTTGGCCTTTACGTAACCATCACGCAGCACGTAGTCAAACACCACGCGGCCGACCGGCGTGCCGTCGTCAACGCTGCCGCCAGTGATGATGTTGTTCAGCTCTTCACGTGTAGCTAGGTACACCTTTCTCATTGCTAATCACCTCATCAGTATCGAATCTGAGGAATTAACTTGACCGCCGGCGGCTGCACAGTGGTTGACGCGCCGTAAATCGCGTTACTCTTTGATGCGTCAAACGCTGCGCGGTTTGCGTTGCTGATGCTTGTGTAACTCATGTACGGTGACACAGCTGGAAGTGTAATGTCAATAAACATTGCACCGCCAAACACGTCTGTATGGCCGTAGTTGTCCTTTGCTGTTCCACCAAAATGAGGATACTGCGCCGTGATGTTCGGTAACCCGGCGTTCACGCTGACTACGGCGTCACCACCCTGCAGCACACGGTTCATCAGGTTGGGCAATGTCAACGCATCGTCTGCCCAGTTGTACACGTACAGCTCTGGGTTAGCGTCGACATCGTCTGTCAGCAGCTCTGAATGCTCACGAATAAACGTAACGAGACGCGGATAATTAACCGACGCTTCCACAACAGTGGCGCCGTTAGCCTTTACGTATCCATCACGCAGTACGTAATCAAACACCACGCGCCCAACTGGTGTGCCGTCTTCCGCAAAACTGTTTGTGATGATACTGTTCACTATGTCCATGGTGGCCAAGTAAACCTTTTTCATTGCTCATCACCTGACTTTGCTTTAATGCAGTACATTATCGAAGTGTTTGTTGGACGAGAAGTGTATATGCTTGGGCCATCAGAACTATATGATTCTTCTATAGCTTGTACTCGGTTTTGATAGTTTGTTGTCGCTATAACAGAATCAATTTTTTTTACAAGCGTGTTCGACTCACTTTCAAATTTATAAGCATAAATGCTATTAACATGCGCCGTGAAAACATTACTTATTTCTGTACTATCTTGATGCACGCCAACTGCTGCGCCATTACCTTGTTTTGCATGTGAATTTGTACCTGTACATCGTAAAAATTCACCACGTAAATCCGGTACAGCGAACGTAGTCTCCCCGTTACCACCAAAGTAGTTCACACTGCCAAACTGCTTTGCAATAAACGCGGCGAATTTTGTGTAATCTACCACGTTGTACAGTGTACCATCACAAAACAGATAACCCTGCGGTGCCACGGTTCCCATGAACATGATGACTGTGCCCAACGGCGTACCGTCGCCGTAGTTGACCTGCCCGTCGGCACCGTGCCTGTACTTGATCTGCGGAATGAGCTTGATGGCCGGCGGCTGCACAGTTGTTGAGGCACCGTACGTTGCGTTTGACCTTGACGCGTCAAAATCAAATGTACAGACTTTTTGTCCCCCGCCAGGCC